TATCGCATGAGTCTTTCTATCAATACTGGATTCAGACATGATGGTCAAGCCTACTCAATATTTGATTTTAAAGGAGGCAACTTTTGCAAACATTACTGGGAAGAACTAGAAACATATAAAGAAGGTAGAGAAACTGTAGTTATTAATAAAGGTAGAGTTAGTGGCCAAGGTGGTAGAACTATGAATTCAATGCCAAGAGGTGGAGCTTTCTCTACAGAATTTAGATTCTCTGATGACGATGAGATGATAGTCGTAGGTCCATGCATGATACCTGATCAAATGATCCTAAGAAAAGACGAAAAAGGTAATCCTTTCCATGTATTCTTTGCTAAAGATACCGTAAAGAAAATAGCACAAAAGTTTTTCGAATATAATAAACAGAACAATACTGACATCAATCACGATGACGATATAACACAGAACAATACATTACTTGAATCCTGGATCGTTGAAGATCCTGATATGGATAAGTCTAAGTCTTTAGGTTTTAATGTACCTAGCGGTACTTGGATGGCCTCGTATAAGATTAATGATGTTGGAACGTGGAACAAAATCAAAGAAGGTGACCTCAATGGATTTTCAATCGCTGGTAACTTTATTGAAAAAGCTAGTAAAAAATAATATGAATGATATCAAAGATACAGCTGCAACAGTAACTACAATAGCCGGTGGCGGAATGGCCGTTATGGGTATTAATGAAATACTTACGCTTGCACTGTTAGTCACAGGTATAGCACTTAATATAATTCGTATTAGAGCTATTAATAAAGACAAAAAAGAGAAGTAAACCACTCTCCCTCTTCCTTCCCTCCTCTCCTCCTTCGTGGCTTTTGTCAATCGAAGCAAGATATATATTTCTAGTTGTCTAGATCAACCTAGATAAGTTAACTTAAAAATACATTTAACCGTATGACAGTAAATGACGCAATTAGTAAGCTTAGAGTAATGCTCGGAGCTGCTACAGAAACTGTGGTTGAAATGGAAACCGAAGAAAAAGTAGAAGAAACAGTAGAGATAAAAGCTGCTGAAGCTACTTTAGTTGATGGAACCGAAGTGTACACTGAAGGTGAATTACAAGATGGAGCAATCCTATTTGTAAGAGCTGGAGAAGGTGCATCAGAAGATCCATTCGCACCAGCCGGAGTTCATGAAACTACAGAAGGTCTATTAATCACTGTAGGTGAAAATGGTGAGATCAGTTCTATTGAAGAACAAGCTCCCGAAGTTGAAGCTTCTGAAAAAGAAAAAGAAGAAGTAGAAATGGAAGAAGAGATTGTTAAAGAAGAAGAAGTGAAAAAAGAATTCGACGCTGAAGAATTATTAGAAGGCGTAGCTAATCTTTTACAACCATACACTGAAGAGATTAAGGAACTTAAAGAAGAACTATCAGTTCTTACTTCAAGATTTAATGACGTAGCTGACGAACCAGCTGCAAAAAAGGTCCGCAACACCTTCTCCCAAGATGCAGCAACCCAAAAATCCTTAACTGAAAGAAGATTAGAAAATCTAATTGCAATCAGAAAAGGTAAATAAAAATTTAAAAATACAATTTAATTATTATGGCATTTGATTTAACTGCACTAAGTGCATACACAGATGAGAATTCTTTAGACTTAATTGCTAAAGCAGTTCTGAATACTGACCTAATGGGAGAGATCGATTTAAGATCAGGACTTTCAGCTGGAACAGTAGCTATCAACCTTATGGATGGTGACTTAAACGTTGCTGACCTAGCATGTGGTTGGAACCCTAGTGGTGATGTAAACTTCTCGCAAGTAGATATCGTTATTAGAGATAAACAAGTAAAACAAGATTTATGTCCTGACCAACTTCGCGATTACTGGGTTTCTCAGAGAATGTCGGCAGGTGCAAACCAAGAATCTGTACCTTTCGAAGAAGTAATCGCTGATTACTACGTAAAGAGAATTTCTAAGTACAATGAATCTTTCTTAATTAGCGGTGACGGTACTGCTACAGGTATTAAAGATCAAGTAACTGGAGCTAATGGTGCTACTGTATCTGCTAACCCAGCTGCATTCACACTAGCTAACGCTGTAGATCAAGCATTAAACATTTTTGATGCAGTAAATGAAGCTTCTAAAGATCGTGAAGATTTAATCATGATTATGTCGCCCGCGGCGTTTAATGTTCTAAGAAGATCACTCGTAGCGCAAAATTACTACCATTACGATCAAGGAGACGGAAGATCTTTCGAATTACCAGGAGCTAATATCAAAGTAGTAAAGACTTCAGGTTTAACTGGTTCAGATTACGTATGTGCAGGTCCTGCGTCTATGATAGTTGCTGGAACAGGATTAACTGATGACTCTTCAACAATTGACTTTTTCTACGATAAAGGACAACAAATTGTGAAAATGATCAGCAAGTGGAGGCTCGGAGTTTCAGTATCTCAAGTAGATCAATTTGGAACAAACGGATTAGCATAATCCAATAGGGACTCCTTATGGAGTCCCTTTAATAACTTAAAAAAAGAATCTATACACTATGGCATGTTCAAATTTAACAGCAGGTTTTACATTAGATTGTAACGACTCTAACGGAGGTATCGACAAGATCTTTATCTCTAACGGACCAGTTGACTCTATAACTGAAACTAATGGAACTATCACTGCGATTACAGTTGCAGGATCAGCTCTTACACCATCAGATTTCTTTGATTTTGAAGTTCCAAGACAGACTAGTTCGTTCACAGAAACTATTAACGTTTCACAAGAGAATGGTACCGTATATTACGACCAAGCTCTTACCATGATTTTCAATAAAATGGAAGCTACAAAAAGAGACCAAATCTTATTAATGGCGCAAGCTACTGATATGGTTGTGGTTTTTAAAGACAACAACGCAAAATATTTTAGTGTTGGTGTTGAAAGAGGAGCTTTCATGACAGCAGGATCTAGTACATCCGGAAGTTTATATGGAGATAGAAATGGCTATGAACTGACAATATCTGGAATGGAAGAGAAACCTTCATTCGAAGTTACTGGTAGTATTGTGGAGGCATAATCCTCACACATAATCTATAAGAGAAAGGCTAGTAGAAATACTGGCCTTTTTTCATTATTACAACTCAGGCTGTTTTTATATTTCTAGATAGAAACATTACAATATTATATGACTTCAGTAATTAACGGAACACAAGTAGTATTCTATACTAATCAACCTGGTTTAATCGATGGTAATAATCCATTAGTGATTAAATCACAATATTCACAAAAAGCCGTGTTAACTATTCAACCAAGCAATTGGGCATTCGGTACAGTTAATGCAAGGTATGAGCAAATTATTGCAACTATTCCTGCTACATTTATGAATGAGCACCAGAATGGTTATTATACATGGACAATAGGTAACTATAGTGACATAGTTAAGATCATTACAACACCTGGAGGTGGCCTTGGCGAAGTAGAATATATAAGTAATAACGAAAATAGAGAGGCAGATGTATACTTCCGCCCTAATTATTAATAAAGAATATGAGAAACACAAATCCAGAAGGCCTGTACAGTATTAAAGGTTCTAACTTTGAAGCTCTTAACTTACCAGTTATTAAAGAACAAAGAGGAAAAGACTATATCAAGTTTGGTATGGATAACTTATTTCCACAAGAACTAATTGAATTATATAATAACTCTGCTATTCACCATACATGTGTTGACGCTATCGTTGATGGTATGATAGGTGAAGGTATCGTTAATTATGGAGACGAATACATTAACGCAGAAGGAGAAACGATAGATGAAATATTTAAAAAGATATCTTTAGATTATGAATTATTTGGTGGTTATTCTATCAATGTAATTTTTAACAAAGAAGGCAACAGAATTGCAGAACTTTATCATCTTCCTTTTTCTAATGTGAGAAGCGGTAAACCTGATGAAGAAGATAAGATTACTAGTTATTATTATTCTAGTGACTGGTCTCAAATTAGAAAGAACAAACCAGTAGAGTATAGAGCATTTGATCCTACAGATAATAAGAAGGACAATGCATCACAAATTTATTACTGTAAAGACTATGAACCAGGTCAAGAGGTATATCCTTTACCTAGCTACGTTGGTGCGTTAAACGACTGCCAACTCGATGCAAGAGTTTCAAGGTTTCATAATGCAAACATATCGAACGGTCTTGCACCTTCAATGTTTGTTCAATTCAGAAACGGTATACCAAGTCCTGAAGAAAGAAGAGATATCTATAATGAGATAGAAGATACATTTACTGGTGAAGAAAATGCTGGTAGATTCTTTTTAGCTTTCTCTGAACCAGGAAAAGAACTAGAAGTTACTCCTATTGAGAATGCTAATGATGATTACTATATTACTTTAGAACAAAGAATAACAAGTAGAATCTTAACAGCACACAGAATCACCTCTCCTTTACTTCTAGGGATTAAAGACGGTGCAGGTTTTAGTTCTAATAGCGAAGAAATAATAACTTCTTACAGTCACTTTATGAACACTGTTGTTAGACCTAAACAAAAGAAAGTCCTATCTACATACGGTTACCTCTTAAAATTATTTGGTTTAAATGTTAAATTAGAAATTGAACCGGTACCGATGTTAATAGGAACTGAAGCTGATGATCCAGCTTTAGAAGAAAACATTACAAATATAGCATCAGAATAATATGAGCCAAACCGCCCTTTTAGTTTCAGAACAACGATTCAAGCAATGGACACAACTTGATGATAATGTAAGAATGAATGAGATTACTCCTTTTATCTTACAAGCACAAGATATCTATATGCAAGATACATTAGGAACTAAGTTTTACACAAGACTTAAAAATGGAATTATAGCTAACGACCTTACAGCAGATGAACAACTCTTGTTAAGGGAATATATTGCTCCTACACTAATGAACTATGCATTGTATATGATGATGCCTTCACTTAAATATAAGTTTGTAAATCAAGGAATTGTTAGTGGTACATCAGAAGGCACTACGCCTACAACGTTAGATGAATTACAGTATTTAAGACAAACAACCTTAGATACTGCTGAGTTTTATAATAAGAGACTCTTAAAATACTTTTACGATAACCCAACTATGTTCGTTGACTATCAAAGTCCAGGAACAGATGGTATGATGCCTAACAAGGATAATCCATATTTTAGTGGATTAGTTGTACCTAATAACAAATTAAACTATTATGAAGAAAGATACGGTGACTGCTCGGATTGTGGACCTTCCACAACAATCCAAGGCAACCCATAAGAATGTCAAGAAACTTAAGGTATTCTTAAGTAAAAAAGACAACTCTAAATAAAATTATATTTCAATATAGATGAGTATAACAAATTCAGTAAAATCCTACGTAGAGTGCGCAAGTAATCCTACAATTACAGAGCCAGTAAATGGTGGTTGGTTAAGTGCGTATGCTATTCAGCTTGGACAAACAGAACCAGTTAATGGTTCTTGGTTACAAGCAGTATGTCTAGGCTTAGGTATTACAGCTCCAGTAAATGGAAGTTGGGTAATAGCCTTAGCAAATTATTATGGTGTAACACAACCTTTAAATGGTACATGGTGGTATGCTATACAAGACGATGTATGTAGTGGTGGACCTCCAACTCCTCCTCCTTTCGTATGGGACTTAGATACAAGAACTTGGGAAACAGAATCCAGAGTATGGGATGTCGGTTAACCGAAATTAAAAATTAAAATTAGAATATATGGCAACTTTAACAGGAAATGCAATTAACACGAGTTACTCTGGTCTCTTAAAAACCACAGACAACGGTGCTCTTACGGCAACCGAAAAAGCCCTAACAGATGGTCTAGGAAATAATTCTACATTATCTGTAGGAACAGCTTCAGCAAGTTTTACAGGAACACTAGATCTTTCTGGTGCAACGGTAACAGGTTTACCAGGTGGTTCTGCTGGACTAGTAAATGGAACGGGAACTGACTCACTACAATCAGCGGCAAGTTTAACAACTGTAGCAGCAAATGCTGCAGGAAATGATTCGATTGCACTTGGGGCTTCTGCCTCGGCTACGAGAGCAGACTCTATAGCCATAGGGAATTCCGCGGCGTCCAACGGTGGTGGAGGAGATGGAAGTATTGCCATAGGCGCTGGAAGTTCCGCGTCGGCGAACAAAAGTATAGCCATAGGGATTAATGGAACTACTAGTTCTAGTGAAGGTATTGTTATTGGTGATAATGTAGACTCAGCTGCTTCAGATAGAGCTATAGCAATTGGTAATGCAATTAACATTTCAAATGCTGCAGATTCAATTACACTTGGAACACAAGCAGATACTTCAGGAGATTCCGGAATCTGCATAGGCCGAGATGCTTCCGCAACCGCAATACAAGCAGTAGCACTTGGACGAGACGTTACAGCCGCTAAAGCATATACTACTTCAGTTAAAGCTTTAGAAACTCAAACAGATTCAACTCCAACAGCTGGTGGTATTATT